TCAACAAAAAGTCATACCTTTGCACTCGCAATTCAGAAATACTTCTATTGTTAATCTGAATGCGATGGTTAATATCGCGGAGTGGAGCAGTTGGTAGCTCGCCAGGCTCATAACCTGGAGGTCGCATGTTCGAGTCCTGCCTCCGCAACTACAAATGGTCGAAATCCCTTTATACAAAGGGACTTCGACCATTAATCGTTTATGGGCGTTGCGGAGACTCGGACGGTAGCTCGGACGCTGATTGTTTAATAGCATTGGTTGCCATCTGGCGAACAATGTAAAAAAATGTACACTTCTGCGAAAAAACTTTTATCTGTAAGAGATATAGTAGGATATACTCTTCCGCGGTTACATACTGGCAAACACTGGTATGTAGACTTTTATGCTTATGACCCCATTATTGACGGGCTCCGTCGCAAGAAATATATGCTCGATGGCTACAAGCTAAAGGAGCGTAAGCACATCGCCACCGTGCTCATCACCAACCTCACACAGCAGCTCACATCCGGCTGGAACCCATTTGTCAATAATGATAAGGCACGTAGCTACACAACATGGGAAGCCGTGGTGAAGCGCTACACCGATTATCTGAAGGTTGCTGAGAAGAAAAGTATGATAAAGGCGAAGACGGCTACTGATTATCGCAGCCGTTTGGCAGTATTGCTCTCCTACATCGACGAGGCAAAGACCTGCATAAAGTATGTACACCAGTTTGACCGACTCCTTGTCATTGATTTTCTTGACTACATTGTGTTCGACAAGGAGCGGTCTGCCACAACTCGCAACAACTATCGCACATGGCTGTCAACTTTCGCCACGTGGCTTGTGGATAGGCAGTACATCACTGAGAACTTCGTTGAGAGTATCAAGATGATGAAGGAGACCGAGAAGTTCCGCGACAGCATCAAGCCCGAGGATCTGCGGAGATTGAAGGAGTACACAAAGGAGAAGCGTCCGGCCTTCTACCTTGCTTGCCTGATGGAGTATTACACCTTTATCAGACCAGAAGAGCTGCGTCACATCAAGATAGGCGACATATCAATAAAGGAGCAGTGCATAACGATACCTGCAGAGGTGGCGAAGAACGGCAAGGAGCAGGCGGTAGCACTCAACGACACATTACTGAAGGTGATGATTGAGCAGGGCGTGTTCAGCCACCCGTCACAAGACTATCTCTTTGGCAAGCACATACGTCCGGGCAGTGAGCAGATAGCGGTGAACCGCTTTAGGCAAGAATGGGTACGTGTCCGGAAAGCTCTCTGCTTCCCCGACACGTACCAGTTCTATAGCCTGAAGGACTCCGGAATTCGCGACCTCGCCAACGCCGAAGGCATTGTCGTAGCTCGCGACCAAGCGCGACACTCGGACATATCTGTTACCAATAGGTATCTGAAGAGTCCGAAGGTGGCGCACGAGAGTACAAAGCACTTTGTTGGCGACTTATAGTATCTCGTAGAAGTAGCCGGTCTTTATTTGGCTGACGCAACCATCAATGATCTCCACTTCTATTTTCTGACAGACGAAACGTCGATTGTGAAAGATGTATATTTTCGAAGGATCGGGAATATCGTCTGTCAGAAACTTGATGCAGCGCAGGTTGTGCGTGTCTATATCTGGGTGAGAGGCATCTTTTCTCAAGTCGTCTGGCGACGAATACTGCAAATGGTGAAGCTGATGCAGATCCATCGATGCCGTCTCCTTCGTCCCAGTCCAGTCTGGATATGCACGATGATCGACAAATGAAACGGGGAAATGGCAATACAAATTCGTATCGACGGGCATAAGACCACCCGGCACCTTGATCTGCTCGTACCACCCGTCTTTGCCTTCCATCATAAAGAATTTCTCCGAACTCGTAAAAAAGACACTCATGGTCTTATCTGACTCTACGCTGTTCTCTTCTTGCGTATTTTCGGTCGCATCGCCTTCAATGGCTTCTTGTACTGAAGAATAAGGCTTTCCACCTTCGTCTTCATACGAGCCAGACGGCCCTGTATAGTCATCGGTTGCCGACGGGCATACCACATAATGATTACCATCTACGACATCTGTTTTGTGCGACCGTTTCCTTCGGCTAATGCTTGCTGGTGCTATTTTAATCTCAATGGAGTCTGTAGAATCTGCATCGCGTACTATCGGGCTGAAAAAGCCGCATGGTACGAGCGACTCTGTTAGTTTGTCAGAATTCCATTTGTTGGGCCATTTTGCATAAACGAAGTAACCATCGGCTTGTGCGGCAAAAATCGTTTGTCGTTGTTCTTTTAATGGCATGAGCTTTAACGCCGCCCCCATTTCGTCACGATTTTTATAATATTTCGTTGCGTATATATGCTGCACGTTAAGTGGTATGCTATCGCGCCAAGAGCGACTTGTGGTATCATCAAACTTGTATTCAATATTCGAGGCATCAAGCAGATTTGCGCCATCATCGTCGAACTCACAAGTGTACTCATCGAGGCATTCGTAAGCAACAGCTGCGGAGGAATAAAGTTCTTCTACAGGTACGACATTAACAGACTTGTCTGTCTCATTGAACAGAAATCTAACATTCAACAGTTTGCTAAGTTCCTCCAAGAAAGTATAAACCGACCAGTGCGGCAAGGCTTCTTTGATCTTAAATGTCGGGTGCGCATTGACGATAAACAGCCTGCTAAAATGCGACCTATCGAAATTAAATGTATAGTCCTCATAGCCCTCATGCTTCAAGACCGTCTCCAGTACATATTGCAGGCGTGGCTGTATAGCCAGGCGCACCATTTCAACACACGTCGTAGGATCCCCGCCATTTAGATATGCGCCATGCTTATCTACCAAGACTCTTCTATGATAGTAGATGTCATTGACGAACCGGCTATTCGCTTCGTCCCAAACCGGATTAAAAACGCCGGAGAAGCATGAAACCGTGGGGTTGTCTTTTAAGTTAATATAAACCATACCTGGCCGGTCTTTTAGGTGTACGGTTTTCTCAAATCGGCTATCGAGACCCAAAAGAGTATCATCATCCTCAAAATAGTCTATATCGTCAATGAAGTGTTTCTCGAAGGCAGAATTATACTTGATACGCGATTTGCCGCCAACAATTTGAAGTTTGACGGTTGTATCGCTAATAGAAGTGACAGTACCCTTACCCGATATGACGAGCCGATTATCCGCATATATCTTGCAATCATCGAACGACGACATGCGCTTCTTCACATCGAAGCGGTTTATGTGTTTGAAAAGAACCGCGTTTTGATGTATTGACATCGGGAATGAGATGTCGTAGGAATACTCGCCCGAATCCTGAACATAAGGGTTGTTATATGTTAACTTTATTTTGTCGGAGGTGGACGGGTAGCCCACCTCTCCGTTGATAGTGCAGTGTATCATATTATACTTTTGTGTTATGTATGCGATTTTAATTTATTGTAACGGTCGAGGTTCCTGGCGATGCCGAGTTCTCCGTCGATGTAACACTCCGCATGTATGCCCTGCGCGAGCACCAGCGATAGTTGGTCGATAACATCGCGAGCTTCGCCGAGGGTAGCATTCAGCTCTGAGTTGTCGGTGTTGACCGTCACCGATGGCGCAGACACCACCGTAGCACCGCCCTGACCGAGCGAGCGCGATATGTCAGCTGCAGTAAGCGAACCGACCGTATTGTTGCGCTGCGCCTCGTCGATGAGCTGCAGAGCTGGCAGAACCTGCGGGTTGTTCACCGCATTGTGGTTAGCTACGAACTCGCCCTCGTGCACGATGCCCGCCTTGCGTCGATAGCTTGAACCGCCCGTAAAGCCACCCTCGTAGTAGCCAGCCTCCTGAGCTTGCTGTTGCTTTTTGATAGTGGCTATTTGTATCGCTCCTGCTGCGGCAGCGATGCCTGCGGCAATAGGCGCAAGTACCATATTCGCAGGGTAAGGCATACCGGTCATTGCAGAACTGTAAGCACCAATAGCCGAAATAGCTGTCTGGGCAATAGCTTGGGCTATCTGCATTGCGGCTTGCTTTTTAGCATACTTTGTTTTTATTTTAGCTATTTCTTTCTCTTTCTTCTCTTCCAGTTTTTTGCGTTTGGCAGTGTTGTTGCCAGCAGCGTTTATAAGCTTCTCGTACTTCTTCTCTGTTATAGTAACCTCGTAGTCAGACTGCGCAGAGTAGTAAGACGACATTGCGCTCATAAGTGGCGAGATTGCGTCCATAGCAGCTTGCATCTTAGCGACCAAACCATTACACATGTTAGCTGTAGCTTCGCCCATAGCAGCCATAGCTTCTTCATGTGAGATAAGCCCCTCTTGTTCCATCGATTTAATGTTGGCAAGCGTTGACGCATAGATATCTATGTCGGATGTTATAAAAGCACCAACATTCACTCCATCATCATGTTTGTTAGACCATGATGCCTGCGCTTGGTTAGATGCTGCGTTGTAAGCACTATCAACATTGCGTTTAAATTGCTCGCCTTTAGAGTTGTACAAGTCATCAGCTGCTTGTTGCTCTTTATAATGTAATAGGACTTGTTTGCGCATCTCCTGATATTCTTCTTCCTTAAGAAGCTCCTTTTGGTGTAGAGATTCGAGCCCTTGGAGTGTGATACGCTCTTGTTCTCGGCAATCTTTGGCTGCCCATTCTGCTTTATATCGAGAAAGGAGATCGGCATAATATTGCGTTTGCTCAAGTTTATGCTCCTCTTGCCGTTGATTTATCTCTGCATCAATATCAAGCCATTCTTGTTGGTTTTTATCGTATAAGGTTTGACGCTTCTTTAGATAGTCTATCTCATTGAGATATAACTCCTCTTTAAGGCGTTCTTCATTGTGGTATATATCATTGTTTGCAGACTGTTGCTCATAAGCCATTTGTAAGTCAATAGCGATGCTCGCATGTTTGCGCTTAAGCTCATCTTCGTCAAGTTTCTGCTTATCTTGTTGATATTGTTGTTCGAGCTCTGTTTTTTTGCGAATAAGGGCTTGTGCCTCGTTTGACTCTTCGCCATATAGTTTAATCTGCTCGTCGAGTCCTTTGCTTTTAATTTCGTATTGTTTTTTAAGGAAATCACGATACTGTAAACCTTCATCAGCGTACCTACGAAAGTTCTCAACAAGTTCAGCTTCTGTTATTGCTTTCTGAGCATCGATAGCAGCCTTAAGGTCTTTTTTCTTTTGTGCTTCGACGCGTTTACGCTCAGCTTCTGCCTTGCGTGCAGCGATAGCCTTAGCTCTCTGTTCTGCCTCAGATTCGTACTCTGTATTATTGTTGTTATTGTTGTTATTGTTGTTATTGTTGTTATTGTTTTTCTGGTTCTTGCCAAGTTGCTCGTTTGCTTTGCGAATTTTAAGTAAATTTTCTGTCTCTTTTTTTTGCGCATCTTGATATCGCTTTAGCCATTCATTTTGTTTTTCCTGTAGTTCTGCTATATCATCAGCCTGGTTTCGATTCATTTTTACAGCAGTGTTCATCGTATAGCCTTTACGCTCAATGTACGTTTGGTCAGTCCAACCATCTTTAAAGCCTTTTAAATCACCATAGTTGATTGCGTGGGTAACACCATAGTCTATGGATTTGTACATTTTTTCGCTAAAATGCGCGATTTTGTTAGCAGCTACCTGGAAATCTGCCCGCCAGAACTGTTTAAGCTTACCCCAGAAACTTTCAAGATACTCTTCGTTAATATCTTGCTTTTTACGTTCCAACTCCTCGATCTTTGACAGATATACACGAGCTTTGGCTTGTGCCAAGATGGAGTCTGTAAGATTGTCGACCGCCTCGCGAGCCTTGTCTGAGTTTATATTTTCAAGTGTAAGATTGTCAAGGTATCCGGGGTATTTCTCCTGAAGTTTTCTTAAAGCTTCTGTCCTGGCATCATCGGACGCAGCCTTGTCTCGAACCAAGTCAACGAGCGTAGAAAGCTCTGCAATCTCCGAACGGCATTGGGTAGCAGCTTCTGCGTTTGCCTTGTTAAGTTCGCGTTGAGCTATCGTAGCTTTATCTGCTTTAGATGTGAATGCGATAAGCGCAGCTGTCACTGCCGCCATAGTAACAATGGCTGCTGCCCAAGGATTAGCCAGTATAACATCATTCCACATTTTTTGTGCGGCAGTTGCAAGGCTTATTTTGCGCGTGGTCGCATCAACAGCAATAGTATATGCCGTTTGTGCAGACTCCAGAAGTGATGAGTACATCCTCTTCATTTTGTCTATTGCCAAACCTTTAAGCTTAGCTGCATTGTGCGCCATCTCTGCTATCTCTGCAGCTTTTACAGCTAAAGTATACGCCGCGATACCAGAAGTAACGACAACAAGAACCTTCCAGTATTTCGTAGTAAATGAAGTTATTGCAGATAGTGACTTAACGAGTAGACTGCCAGCACTGATGGTGTATTTCACTACAGGCAAAAGTTTCTCGCCGAGTTCTATGGTTAACTCACGGAACCGATTTTTTGCCTTATCAACATCGGCTTGTAAGGTGCTATTCTGCACGTCAAATTCCTCGATAACGGATTTTGCCTCACGATAGGCTTCTGTTGCTATCTCTTGGCGCTCACGAATGTCGTCAACCTTGTCTGCCATTGTTGTGAGAACAGCGACGGCGCGTGCACCATCAAGTCCCATATCGCCAAACATTTTGCCAAGTTGATCGAAACCGCCCTTAGATTTCAAATTATCCATAAGTGTAATGACAGCCTTATTCATATCGTTCTTAACGAGGTCAGAGAAGGTCTTCAAGTCTACTCCTGCCATTTTAGCAAAAGTCTTAGTGTCCGTTGACATTTTGGTCAGCAGCTGAGAGAATGCGGTAGAAGCCATTTCATCCTTCTGCATGTTCTCGTCCATGACAGCTGCATAACCCATTATTTGCGCCTGAGTCAAGCCGACCTGCTTGCCGACACCTGCGACACGAGCGGTGAACTCAACGAGGTAACCAGCCGATGCAGAAGAGTTCTGTGCAAGCTCATTAATAGCAGAACCCGTTGCGAGCATTGCGCCACGCAAGCCGAGGCGATCATCCTCGCCAAAAGCCATTGCGAGCTTACCGACCTTGCCGATAGCTCCGTCACCAAGGTCATCACCAAGAGCCACCTTTATTTTGTCGCCGACATCAACAAACTCCTCGATCATTTTTCTGTTGGTGATGCCAAGCCTACCCGCATCTTGGGCAAGTTTGTTCAGCTCGCCACGCGCAGTTCTTGTGTTAACTTTCTTAAAGTTTTCATTCATCTCCTCAACTTCCTCCATCGACTGACCGGTGTACTTGCGTACATTGTTCATCTCTTGGTCCATGTCTGTAAACGCATCTACACATTGACGAACTGTTGTAGACAAGCCGGTAAATGCAGAAAGTGTCTGAGTGATTGCGCCCCAATTTTTATTCAAACCATTGACAGCGCCTTTCCACAGACCTACAGAAGTTGTTTGTTCGTTGTTGATGGCAGTTATCTGTCTTTTTAGTTGTTTCGCCTTGTTGTTTAGCTCATCGAAAGTATTTGTTCCCTGCTTAGTGCCTTCGAGTCGTTCATTTACTATTTTCAGCGAGTACTGAAGTTCGCGCATCGAGGAACCGCTGATATTTTTAAGCGTAGCATCTATAAGTTTATTTTCACGTGCGAGTTCAGAGGCTGAGCGTCTCGCAGCAGCTATCTCTTTATCGTATTTGTCAATGGACAGATTTGCCTCCTTTTGGCTCGAATGTATCTGCTGTATGCGTGTGTTTATTTTTTGCAGACTTTCTGAAGCTTTGTCGAAGGCATCTGTATTAGGCGACATGTCGTTTAATTCTTTCTGTAGAGTGGATGCAGCTGCAGTAAGATCGTTAAGCGACGCGCCATTAATATCGCCAAGAACTCGTTGCAGATTGACGGTAGCATGATTTAGTTCCTGCATCTCTTTCAGCGACTGCACGGTAGAATCTTTAAGAAAATCCATACGATCCTTACAGTGCTGTAGAATAACATTGAGCGCATTGTAATCATCGGGATTTGTCACTTGTTTCATCGCACGTCGCACCTCACGGGCTGCCTTTTCAATATCCCCCAACGATGCTGTGGAAATATTGTTGACCGTGTCTATTGTTTTTGCAACACTATTGCTGTAAGATTTAAGGCTTGCCTCGGCTGCCTTAATTTGCTTGTCGAACTTGTTAATGTCTTTAACCGACGTACCAGGGTCTTTGAGTGCCTCGGCTTTCTTCTGCTTTAGGTCATCGAGGGCTTTCTTTAGTGTTGCCATCTCATTCTTCGCTTGCTGCGCATTAAGACTGACGATGGTCTCGAAAGTTTGAGTTGTTGCCATAAAAAATGCTACTTTTGATTTGTAAACCAAAAGTAGCACAAATATAGTGTAGTAAAAAATACATTCAGGTACCAGTCCCTAATTTGTAAGCATTGGTCGATACCCTTGAAAATTCAAGCATGTATCGCCGCACCTCGCTCAACCATTTGTCTATACGTACAACCTGCTCAGAATCCTCGCCAAAGCGTTTTACAGCCTTTTTGCGTAGACGGTACAGATATTCAAGGCGTTTCTCCATGCGTCGCGATTCTCTACTTGCAACACGTGTAAGCCACATTGTACGGCTTGTAAACGCAAGTGATTCCTTGGCGTCTTCGAGTTCTTGTTTAGCTTTTTCTGGATTTAAAGAATGCGAGACACCATTCTTCGCCTTCTTTATTATAAAGCAAAAGATTATTATCACGAATAAAATCCAAAAACTGTCGGGTAGTATTATCATATAGCAGACGATTTAATTGGTTATACCGCAAATATACGCAAAATATTTGAGACTGCAAAGTGTAGAGCCAAAATATTTTGGTATACGCGGTGGAGCATCATCGTCGGCGATGTATCAGCCACAACAACAGCGACAGAACGACAAGCACCACAGCGCCGATAGTAAACTGCCCGACGTGCATCTGCGTGCGCTCCCACGTCGATAGCTTGCGCTCCACTGGTATGGGAAGACGTGTTGTGTCGGTCTGGAGCATTGCTTTATATATAGTGTCGGTCTTCACGCTTATGCGGTCACGCCATCGCCACACGCTCTTTAGCCTATACACTGTGTCGCCACGAGTGTAGTGTTCAACATACACCGAGTCGTGCAGCCGAAAGGTGTCGGCTTTGTAGTTGGTCTTATACAGCGTGTCCGTCTTGTTAATCACTCGCTCTAACACAATAGGTTTCGGAGTTGTGCAGCTTGTCATAACAAGCAAGAGCACGTGCAGCATAGAGCCGATGACAATAGCGAAGCCGTAGCGACATATATCATCCCATTCAATACTCGGTAGCTTGTAACGCTTCCATTGATACACCTCACGCAGCACCATTACTGGCAGTGCAAGAACGCCTACGAATATAGACGCGATAAACCATCCGATAGCACCTTGTCGGTTTTGCTTGTTCTCGTCGTAGCCTTCATCGACTACATCGAGCTTGTCAGCCTTGTAAAAGACAAAGAGCATTGTCGCTCCTAAGACGATGCAGTTCAGTAACATTAATATTCCTCGTATATCCATATTCGTTAATTTTTATTGTTATCCATTGCTTCCTCAACCGCCTCGCCGATGTCTGCGTTCTTCCGCTTGATGAGTGCGATGATAAGGCGTTTCACGGAGAATGTGTTTTTTATGCCATGCAGGGCGCAAACGTGCCCGACGATACTATCTACCTCCCAGATGCACCCGAAGCCCAAGCCGATAGCCGCCGTTGTGACGTGGTTAGCCCAGCCCAGCGGTTCGAAGATAGCCAAGCCGAGCACGGAGCCGAGTATGAGGTATGTAACGTAGTCCACCGCCTTATTGCACGTTCTGCGCCCAGCTCTCGAAAAGCGGAAGTGTTCGTGCCTTTTAATGCTCTCCGACACACCGAACCAAAAATCGGCGACGATAAGAACGACGATAAGAACGAGCATCCAACGTAAATCGAACAGAGCGGTAAGCGCTTCCGTGCTCATGGTACCGACCACGAAAGCCTTACCTGTACTTGTAGTGATATTTCCTGCCATTTTATATTGTGTTTTCCGTGTTATTCGATTGTTATCCAAATCTGTTCTCCTCTTTCGTCAGCAGCCTTCAACTTCGCGAACACCTTGCGGAACGTTGCCGTTGAGTTCAGTACCTTACCGACGGCCTTGTTTTCTCCGACAAGGATGCAGCCATCCGTGTCCTTCGCTGTGTTGCCGCAGTGTATCAGCACACCTTGGTAGCCAGGTGTATTGCACAACCTTGGTAGTCTGCCCTTGCAGAAACGATACTGCGCCCGACCTCCGAACCTCGGCGATACCGTCTTCATATCGACGAGGTATCTGCCCGTCGGAATGGCGGTTTCGCCCTTGATTTTAACTCCGCATATCTGTGCAACCGACATATTAGATGTCAGTCCTCTGTCCTTATCTTCAAGAGTGTCGCAGACATACTCGCCGTCGACGTACATCTTACCTATAGTGTAGGTGTCACGTCGTGCTATTCTCTTTACTTTTACTTCCATGATTTATGTTTATAAGTCGTTAACTTCTGTTGGGTCGGGCTCAGCACCCAGCGTTGTTGTCTCTCCGTCTGTTAGCTCGTCGGCTGCCTTGCCACCTGCCAATACATCATATACTCCATTGAAGCCCGATAGCTTTCTGCCTACCCACTGTGCTTCTACTTTCGAGATGGTGCCGCTGCAGCCACATGTTAATATGACAGCCGTATTGTTGTATATAACGTTCTGCGGTGAACCGGAGGTGTTATCTTGCAAATAGCCACCTATCATATCGAACGCCTTTCCGCTTCTGTTGATAATGATGATATCCTGACCGTAGTATGGCAGCACGTCTCTAACGTCTTTTGCACTTAGGGCTGCGAACGTATGTTTCTTGTCTGATGAATAAAACGGTAATACTATTACTGGCGCTGCACCGAAAGAACTACCATCAACAATTTCTATAAAACTACCAGTTTTTGTAAAGTCAAAGCTTATACGTCCTTCACCGACATATTGATTTAAGATGTATTTATGTAAGTTTGCCGATGTTATTCTTGTTAGCTTCTTACACACAAATCCCTTAAACAGACCTTCATTGACATCCAGCTGTCCATTCTCGTTCACGCTCGCCGTCACCTCGCCGCTGTTGTTGCGTATCTCGAATTTATCCGCCGTGACGGTTATCTTGCCTTTCTCAATGTCGATGCCCGTAGATATTAAGTCGGACCCCAACTTGCCTGCCTCCGTCTTGTCGTTGGGTGATAAACTCCAGCCACTGTATTCTGTGCCCTCCATTAACATCGGACGACACACGTTGATAGTACCGTTCTTGCGAACAGCTGTTTCTATCAGTAGCCTTGAGCAACCACTGGGCACTGTTATTTGACTCGTGTATAGTACCCAGTCACTAACTGCTGTGGAGTAATTGCTCGCCTTGATAACGGTACTTTCGACACCATTATCGAAGCGTTTGATAGAGTAATACGAGCCGTTATCAGTAGCCCTTATGACCTTTACCAAAATACTGAAGGTATATTTTTTACCAGGCACCACACGCACATCATTGAAATACAGACCTGTGTATGTGTTCGCCGTAGCGCCCGACGCACTGAATGTCGCGTAGTTTGAGCCACCGACGCCGCCACCATTTACTATATTCACCGTCTGCGAGAGACTAGCCTTAATCTTCACGATGTCATCCCATGGACGTAGGGCTGAGCCAACAATGCTGTTCTTTAATCCCGTAGTGGTCTCGCTTACCTTCAGAGATATCTCACGTGCCGACTGCAGGATCTCGGAAGAGTATTGTTGTAGTGCAGAGTTTGTTTGCAGCGGCATACCGTCTACCTTATTCGTCAGTTCTGTGTACTTCGACTCCATCTTCTTCGCATCTGCCTTTAGTCCACCGAAGTACTTAGTATAGTCTAAGTGCCACGTCAGGCGCACGACGAACGTCTTGCCACCCACCACCACCGACACATCGACATAGCCATCGGTGTAGTACATAGTATTGCTACCGGTGCTGTATGTGCGTATGGAGTTGATACGAACCGATGTGCCCGACACACTTGCCGTGCAGTTAACAGGCGTTTTGATAGTAATAGAACTTGCGCTCACGACGGCACCACCCTTACGGCACACGACTGCAGCATAACCATAGGTGTTGATGCCGCCTGATGTTGTGCCGGACGGTACTCCGTCATCAGAAGTAGAGATGGTGATAGGTGCACCTTGAAGCTCAACAGTGTAAGCATCAGTGCCAGCAGTTCCCTTATCACCTTTGTCACCCTTATCACCTTTATCGCCCTTGTCGCCATCTTTCACAGCCACAATGGTTATCCAGCCACGTGCAAGTATTGTTGCCATATCTTTTCGTTTTTAGAAATAGGGTGAGGTGCCCTATTTAGACACCTCACAAGTAAATGTACCTCTCACTGCCACATCAGCGTTCGCCACCGTGACATACGGCTTTGTAGAAGCATTCACTGGACTTGATGTGCCGCTCCAGTTTGTTGCTACGCCGTTCGAGTTGTACTTAGTCCACTTGTACTGATATTTGCAGGCGTGAGTGCTGTCAGCCTTAACAGCTGTGCCGTCTTCGACCACCTGACCATCTTTCCATAGACGTGCGAACAGCTCTGTAGACTGAGCACCATTGACAATTTTGTCGCCTGTGAGTGAGTAAACCTCTACGACATAAGGGTCGCTGGCATCGAAGAATGTGACAATGGCGTTAGCAGTATCAGTACCATCCTTCACCGTGCAGCGGAATGTCTGGAAGTTCAGCACATCGTCGGCATTCACATTCAGCGTGCTCACACCACCCGATGTAGTGACGTTGCCAGCAGCTACTGCACCCCAGGTGCCAGCACTAATATTGAGCACCTCCCACGTCATGCTTGTCATTGTAGTGTCTTGCACAGAGCCGCGGAAGAATTTAGCCACAGCACGCAATGGCTTGGAGTTGTTGGTAGAGTCGAAGGTGTTGCCGTCAGGAGTCTCTATCTGCACCGTCTGTAAAGCACCACCCGACTTCGCAAGGCTGATAGTCAGATAGCCTCTGCACTCTGTGGTAGCTTTGGTCTCGGGGTCGGTATAGGTACATGCCCACTCGATATTCTTCACGCTGCCATTCTTCGCAATGTTGCTGACGATGTTGAGCTGATACGACTTGCCGCTCACTGGTGTTGCTGCCGCGCCGTCTACAGTCCACTTCCATTTGGTACAAGCCGCTGTTGGAGCTTGGTCGGTCGAGCTACCCGTCACATACACACGAGCTGTGATGACGTTAGGTGCACTCGTTGTGTAACTCGGAGCGTACACACCGGTATCAGGCGTGAAAATCTGAGTCTGACCCTGCGAAGCTTGCGTGAAACACTGAACGGCTTTGCCGTCGTTAAGGTCAACGATCGTGATTTGACCATTCGCTAATACTTTTGCCATAATTACTTGTTTGTTTAAATTAATAATATCTATATAAATCGTTAAAAATGAAATCTAAATTAAAACCTCACATTCAAACTGCGCCTGCCTTACGACATCATCACTACTCACAACGCAGACTCTACCGATACCCTCATGCAGAGTATTCCACGTTGCATCATCTGCCGTATCTGCCGATTGTCTTCGCCACGACCACGCGCTATCGCTTATGGTGTCGCTTATGTCCTCGCCGTTGCGTAACAGTTTAGCTTCGAGAGTCAACTGCCCAGTGCCGTTTATCATCACCGTGCCCGAACTACTCGTTATCACTATTTGGTACGCCAAGCCATCCTCGCCAGGATCTCCCTTCTCGCCCTTTTCACCTTCGATTTGCTTCAGCCAGTCCGCCGAGCCGTTTACCGGCTCAGCTGCACTACCGCTCTCGTTAGTGCAGAGCCACACAGCGTTGTTGTGGTTCACCTGGTCGTAATAGTCGTAAGTAGTGTCACGCTGCCATTCGCCGCGGTAGTTCACCATGTGTATAGTCTGGCCAGAAGACGATATCCACTCGAACGACGTAGATGTTATGCGCGAGCCATTCGGCGACAGACAGAACACCTCTCTGCCATCATGCGTGTAGCTATTGACACCCTTGTAAGCAACGATGCGTGGCGTATCAGGTCCAGTAGTCTCCAACATAAGCACCCCCTGACGATCCATCTTTAAAGGGTCTTGGCAGCCGTCAAGCACAATGGTATCTCCTGCAGTTGGCTCATCGCTACCCTCCGCGCAGTTACCTTTGGCGAGCACGATCCAATTAAACAACTTGCCATCATAGAGCACATCCCCCATACCATTCGTAACCACTTCAGCCTCGGTGCTCACCTCTGTTACAATGCGCCAGTAGAGGTGGTTCTGTTTGCCCTCGTACACACCAGACTTAATGTCGAAAGTCTGGCAGCGTGCTTGGTCGCCAATCTTCCAATAGTTCTGAGTAGCCGTTGTGCCGTCGTCTGCGAGCAAGAAACACTTCCACCCGGTGAGGTTGCGTTGAAGGTCATATATTTCTTGCACAGCCACAATCTTGCTACCAGCACCACTGAGGTAGATATTGCCACCAACGTATGAGAGCTTGCGCACCTCCAGCTCGTTGAAAATGGCTTTACCCCACACCATAAGGTCGGTGATGTCAAGGCGATACTTGCCGTCACCGCGGTCTACCAAGCCGAAGCCCGACTGCGATTCGGTGCTGTAAAGCATTGATGTGAGCTTGCTCAGTATTGCAGAGCCATCTTGAGCCATGCCGTGTGTACCAGAACCTACAGATAGTCCGCGCAAGAAGCGTATATGCCCCTCTGCCTTGTCGTCAATGTCGCGTCGCAGGAAACGGCTTAGATCCAGCTTCTGCTCAATAACCTGCAACAGCCCCAGCAGCGCATTGCCGATGCGTTGTGCGGTGTTAGCATGAGTAGCACGCTCATCGCGTATCTGCTCCAAGTCTTTGCGTAGGCTATCGTTATTTGTTGACATATTACTCTGATATTATTTTTATGATACAAAGATAAGGCGATGGAGGTGAGAATAAAAAAACGAGAAACGAACACTACAGCTGCGCTACCGCGCGGTCGATGGTGCTTGACCCACCAGTGAAGAGCTGACGTAGGAATGATGACACGAGACCATTGTATGTAGTGCCGTAGTATGCAGCCTCGAACTCGTTGAGACGGTGTAGCGAGTACATGTACTTCTTTGAGAACCAGTCGCGTTTCTGCCGGTGGTGTGGGTTCGACTTCCAGTCCTTCAGGAATGTCAGGTCGCCGCCGTTGTTATGGCGGTAGCCGTTGCCGACACCACGCGCCACATAGATGCCATACTCCAAAAAACGGTGCTCTATCGATGTCACCGGGCCAGGATGTATGACACCCTGCACGGAGCGCGACAAAGCACCGGTATCGTAAACTGGTGGCGCGAACTGCATCATACGCTCGCGCCACATCTTAACCATAAACTCGCTCCAACCCTCAAGCCACTTCTGGTGCTCGGCATCGGTCATGTTCGGTTTAAGTCCAGTCTGACTGCTCATAACTAATATCTATAGGTTGTTCGTTCTGCACCATGAAGTAGAGTCCCGTCACGCCATTCATGGCGTAGCGACCGAGCTCGGTAGAGTAGATGTTGTTCAGCTGCAGGTATGTCAGACGCTCGTCGCCGAGTCCGTCTCGATCGTGCAGCAGTCGGGAATGAAACTGTCGGAACAACTGGCGGCAGAGGTTCAACTTCTGCTCGCGCTCCGCCATGTCGTCGTAGCGGTAGTGGGCTACGATGAAGACGGTGTACACATCACGTCGGAAATAGCCCACGCCGTTGCTGAAGGTCTGTTGTGATGTGGTGTCGTCGACCATGATGAAGTTCTTGTACTTGCGGAACGAGTCCATAACACCTTGTATCGAGTCGGGACCAGAGCAAAGGCATGGGTGAAAGTCGTGCTCGGTGGCGAGGCGGTTGCTCTTCGCGAGTTGAGTGAAGTAGTCGAGAGCCGGAAATAAGTCTTTCATATATCACGTGTATTAACTTGTTAGCTTAGGGTATTTGCGTTTGAACTCTTCAGCCTCACGCGCTTTGGCTTCGAGCTCAGTAAGAGCACGCCAGCAGTCGGTCTGCTTCACAAGTGTCTCCTTAGTCACGTCGCCGTCGGTGAGAGCACGCAGCTGCACATTGAACGACTGCAGCATCGACAGCTCGGATATGTCGTCGTCGCTCTCCGTTCTGCGGAAGAAGTGAGGGAAAGCGTGCGACATGACGACTTTCACGTGCGCAAACCATGCGAGCGTGGCAAGGCGCTCCGCAGGTGTCAGTGTCAGCTCTGCTGGTCGCGAGAAGTCGGGATTGCGGTAGAGGAAAGAGGCGAGCACATCGATAGCGTCATCATTGCCCGTAGAGTGAAAGCGTTGGTAGTACTTCTCCATGCAGAGGTACTCCTCGAAGGTTATGATGCGATGGTGCTCGGTGTCCTCCTGCAGCAATGGATGGACAGCTTCGAGCCCCTGGACAACATCCAACCTATTATCCATTTGCTCTATGCTGTCCACCCAAGCGAGCTGCTCCAGGAACGAGCGTATCTGCCATAGCTGCAGATAGAACACTCGTTTGCGCTTCTCACCCTCGGGCTGGTAGACACACTGCCATCCGAAGCGGTTCTTCTTGATGACGTTGATACCAGTGAAGCGCACGAACATATATGTCTTCACCATCACCTTGTCGGCGAAGGTGGAAAGCAGAAAGAAGGTGTAGCGTAGCTGCTCTTGTGTCAGCTCGCTCCACGACTTGGGGCATGTGAGTTCTATTTTATCCATTGAAGAGAAATGCTGAAGATTCTTTTTTGTTGCTGAACGTCAGCATGTGTGCAGAGCTGTACGCCGTAGTAGTGGGGTAAATGCAGAATGTCTCCGGACTGCCCTCAACGAGACGCTCCATGCGTCGGAAGAGAGCGGAGTGCAGTGCTCCGTCACCGTCGGCAGCCCATAGGTCGACAAAGTCGCGCACCAGCTGCACGAAGCCTCCGTACTCTGCCATGTCCTTTTTGTCTTTGCAGCGATAAGCCTTCAGCACATCGTCTATCTGCTCGTCGGAGAAGCGCACGCGCAGCTGCTCCTCTGCCTCGCTGATAGCACGTTGCATAGCCTCCCAGTCCTTGTACGACCGGCTTGGGATGCCTTGTGCAAAGAAGAAGTAGTGCTCCGTGTATATGTGGCGCACGAAGTTCTGCGCCTGCTCTGTCACGCCCCACTCCTCAGAGCGCAGCTGCTGTACCACCATAGCACGCGCACGGCACTGTGCAGTGCGCAGCTGGGCCTCAAGGGCATCAACACGCTGCTTCGAAGCCGGCGATATAGTGTCGTTCGACACTATGCCGAAGCCTGTAGAAGTGAGCACGAGGTCGAGCTGTCTGAGCACCGAGAGGAAGGCATCTACGCACACCAACATCTTAAAGTAGTACTTTAACGGTTCGCTCTCGTCGGTCGACTCAACTCGCTGAGCACCAGGCTCGCCGAGCAGCATGTCGTAGTAATTGTTGAGTGCTGCTTCTATGGCAGGGTACACTGCCTCGAATACCTCGTCGTGTGCAGATGCGCCCACTGGCAGTGAGCGTTCAAAATCTTCTTTGAATATTGCTATCATATTGAATTTTGAGTTTTGAATTTTGAGTTTTGATTACTGTTGCCAGTCACCTTCTTTGCATCTCGCTTCTCGTCGAGCGTTGTGAGCATGATCATAGGTACGTCAACAGTGGCTTTTTCATGCCACTTGTTGTAGTGGAGTATCACGTGATACGGCTTGCACATCACGTCGTGGCAGGGCTTCTCGATAGCCTGCTTCAGTGTGAAGAGCTCGCGCTTGTCGGAGCCCGAGTTGTTCATCTGGCTCTTGCCGGGCGTAGCGCCCACCAGGTTCGGGTGAATGCCGAAGGCGAAGCAAAGAGCGTTCGAGGCCTCCGACATATCGTCGCTCCAGTTGCCACCCTCCTTCTTCGAGGCATCGTTGAGCGGTACGATGCGCACCATGCGGTTCTCCTTGCCGTTGGGGTCTACGTAGTAGCCGCTGATCATCGCCTTGCCGGCGTTCTCGATGCCCGTCACGAAGTCGATGATGTTCTGCTTCTCCTGCTCCTTGCGCTCTCGGCGCTTCTGCTCGTCAGAGATCATCTCGTTGTCGCACACGTTATCCCAGTAGTCGTCGTGCACCTCAATCTGCACCCTTGGAGCCGACGTGTTCTTAATCATGTAGCGTTTGCCGATGCCTATCAGACGATAGATGTCGAACCACGTGTCGCGGAATATCGACGAGTAGTAAGGCACGGGGTATGTCTGCGTGCCCGGCGTTGCCATACGGCTCACGATGGCGAATTTGCGGTCTTTTGTAGGCTTGCGTCGCAGACCCGTCTGTGGGTCGGGCTCAGCACCCATGCGCACCAGGAGGTCTCCTAATGGGTCCCAGTAGTCGAGTAGAGGAATTGCCTCTATCTTCGACTCGTCGAGGAAGCCCAAGCGCCAGTCGCCATAGAACACGTGCTCCGGCTTGCCACTATGGGTGCTCGATGCAGCTTCGAAGCGACAGTAGGAGGCATCCTTGTTGCGCACCGTCACGATACGCTCGCCGTCGCGCGAGAGGATGACCACCGTCACCGAGAACGAGTAGAACTTCATATCCGTAGCCTGCTCAAGGAATACCTCCTGGAGCGAGTTGCGTAGGCAGAACTGCAGTATGTCAGGTTCTGAGACATCTTGCTTTGTCTTGCGGTCGACGAAGCGCACGCCCTGACCATAGCATGACACGATATTGAACTGTTGGCACTGCGCCGTAATCATGTTGGACATTATCTCGCGGCGCAGACGGTAAGGCAGCTGGTCGTCGTAGCCCCACTGCACGTACTTATACTGCTTGCCACCGACGGTGATTGGGCGCACGAGATTACTGCCAGGTAATCGATCATCGTCGAAGATGGTGTTCGAGTCGGAGCCATACTCGGAAGTCACGGAGTTGCTCTGCCCCGCCGAGCCTATGCCCGACGGAGCTATGCGATAGCGGCGGAAGCCTTCGGCATCAGGCTGCGCCGATGTTGGCAGAAGAGTGTTGCTATTGGTCATAAGTAAACACGTTTGTTATTGATTTGTATAATAAAAATCTGTGGCAATGCACGTATGGCACGGTTGCGAGGGTTGCGCAGGCGCACATAGCCACCTCGCCAGTTGACGTGGTGCACAAGCCAGCCCTTGTAGTGCAGCAACTCGCCGGTGCCACCCTTCCACGCATGGATGTCGACGAGTGAGCGGTGCTGATAAGCCTGATCGAGCAGGCGCAGCATGTCAGCAAAGTGTATGGCGCCCATCATTCAAAGGTATTGTCGAAGGTATTGTCAAAGATGCGTCCGGAGCGCAGCGTGTCGAACACGTTGTGGTTGCGCTGAGCATACTGGTAGCTGAAGGTGAAGCGTGGCATCGACTCGTCGTTGTTGTTGTACTCCGACTTTGAGTCGGTGACAATGACCTCTTTGCCTACATTGGGGTGTCCGTCCTTGAAGTTCACCACATGTATGCTCTTAGATCGGAAGAGCTCGTCAGCCCAATTCGCCATTGCGAACGTGAGGAAGCCCGTGTCAGCCTTGAAGGTGCGTGTCTCGGCTATCTCGTAGTTGCGGTTAAACTTGCCGATGTAGCCTTGGCTACGCTTATAGGTAGGTGCCACGGTGTGTGTACCCGTGCAGTAGAGCAGCTCGTCGCAACCGAAAGAGTTCTCGAAAACCAGGATGGGAGCGCAGTCAGGTTCGTCTAAATCGATAGAGAACCGGAACTTGCGCTGTCCAGCCTGGACCCAAAAACCTAATAAACAACTATCAGTATCGCTAACGAACTTGCTCGGAGTGACATCAATCGTAGTATAGCGACTATTGCCACCAACTGGCGAGAGCTTGAAGGTCTTTGTCGTGCCGTCGTCATATTCTGCGACGACAGAGGCAATGTCAGTGCCGATGTAGTGTAGGTATTCTAAGCGGTTTAGTGCGGTCTGCTTCTCGCCATCTAACATCGTGAGAAAATGCGTGTTGATGAAGTCGGTAGCAGGAGTGTTGATATCTGCCTCGCAGTATATGATCTTTGACGAGATGGTGGCAGTACCGCCATCATCTTCACGAACGTAGTCATCTTCTTCGATCTTGATGATGAGGTTGATGCTCAAGTTCTGGCGAGCATACGGAGTGAGCAGGCGGTCGAGCTCTGCGAGTGTTATCTTGCCGTCGACTGGGAAGAAACGTTCTGAGAATATCTCCTTGCCGTCGATGGTAATGGTGACGGTGGTGCCTATTCGGCTGGCGTCGTCGATGTCGCCACTGGAGGGAGTGAACGAATATATCACGTCGGGGATGCACGAAGAGAAACATGTTGCGGGTAGCGACTGAAGAAGAGTGATCATATTACTTGTTTTTTGTATTCCGATAGCAAAGATACCACAAACCGCTCGCACGTAAGAATACAAAAAGGCGGCGCACCCTATTCACATAGAATGCGCCGCAAGCGAACAATGTAAAAAAATGTTTTTATCTTATGGCTCTATTTTATAGCATGTAGTGCATATCGCGCCAGAGCTCCCACCGTAGCGTACCGTCCTCAGCGGTCTTCAGTTCGTAGCCTTCGCCCTGTAGGTATAGCACTATATCCATTGGGTGTATTGGCATGATGCTGTGCAGCTCGTCGGCTATCTCCTCCGTTGTCTTATACTCCGCCGTGTACTCCTCGCCAAGCTGAGATTTGCCAGGCTCCGGTGATCGCGAAGCAAGGTAAGCATCCATAACGGTAATGATAGCTTCAGCGCGGCGTACTTCGTTCTCGTCTCTATCTGTTCTGTTTGTTGTCTCCATAACATTCTCCTTTCTGCTTATTGTGCTTTTAAAACTTCGTTTAGCTGTCGGCGCAGTTCGTTAAGGTTGCGCATAAGGTCGGCGACATCGACAAGCTTTACCGTGTCGCTAATCTCCGCCGTCTCCTCGAGCAGGAGGTCGATGGTGTCGCGGAGCAGATCTATCTTGTTCGCTAAGTTCTCCTTGTCGAGCAATACTCGTACGGGAGTACAATCTATTGTTATCATGCTTCGCCTCCTTTCTCTACTCTTTCGACAAGTGCATCAATAGCCTTGCAAGCACATTCAATTTCTGCCAGCTTCTTTCTGTATGTGCAAAGTCTCGCGCGACAGCGGAAACTGAAGTGCGGTATGAGCTTCACTTCCTTCAGCGTAGCTTCCACTCTCATGCCGATAGCGTAGCGCAGCTTTTTCATGGTCTCGCGGTGCATCTTGTGCAGACCGTGCATAGTTTTGAAACGTGTCATGCTTCGCCTCCTTTCTCCTCCTGGTTTAACTTGTAGACGTTGTAGCCCGAGAGGACTACACAGCAGAGGGCGGCGAGGATGTTGCTCTCTGCGCTGATGGCGCCTGCGCCGAGAGACAGAAGCGCAGCATGAACGCGCAGAACCTCGCGGCGTGTCACCTCGCACTCGCAGATTTTGGTGTAAAATTTGCTCTTTCCGTTGAGCCACGCCTTAATGGAGGCGGTGCTGATGCTAAACGGGCGCAGTTGAGCGGTGCGCTGGATTGATGCAGATGTTTGCATAATTATGAGAGTTTTAGCCTTATTGCCGGGATCCGCCCGGCGCGGGTTGACGTAGGGGTACGAAAAAAGCGGCTCGCACTTCCTCGTCTGCTAAAACTCTCATGTTATCCACCACAAAGGGCAAAAAAACACGTGGAAGGCGAACCGCCGTATTCTGTCTATCTGCATCTCCACACCATGTGGAATGCTCCACATAAACAAAGGGCGCACGTCCCTCGGTATCGATGCGGCAGTTATGGGCAAAAAAATAAGCCCACAACATCAAAAAATAGTTGGTTGGGCTTGAACATATCGTCTCGCCCTTTGTTTATGTGGAATGCTCCACATGAGAATTTTAGCGATGGCAAAGGTAGAGATAAAAATCTGAATGTGCAAGGAATTTGCGAGGAAATTTTTGAAAAAAGTTTGAGGATTGGGGGAAAAACAGTATTTTTGCATCAAAGACATTATTATATGGAGACAGAACAATACATCAGAGACCTGCAGCGCAGAGTAAGACAACTTGAGCACTCGCACAACGTATGGACCACGGTCGTGACAGCAATAGCCGTAACAATGGCATTCTGCGCCATCACATCCACATACACAGAGCACAAGCTACGGCAGCAGGTTAAAGCCTGTAGTAATATGGTCGAAAATATCAAATAGACTGGCAATCGTGGCAATGGCGCCAGCTGTCACTACCAACAGCCATTTTATCCTTTGCCAAACTCTGCGACGGTGTTCCTTGCGCCTACGCTTCATAAAATCCTTATAATGTTTTAGCTTCTCACCGTCAGACATAGGATAAACAATATCATATATACTATCTGTAGGTATATACATTTTACGCTTGTGATCTAATAAGCCCATAATATTTTATAAATTTAAAAGCCCCGGAACCGAAGCTCCGAGGCTGGTGTCAAAATAATAAGTTATTACAACTTGTCAGCCGTCATTCTCAGACGGTTTGCTATATCCACAAGCGCACCCTTGAGACGCTCGCGATCGATGTCGCTGAAGTCGTCGGGCTTGCCGTTGTTGCGTCCGCTGAACTTATGATAAAGCCAGCTGCGGGATTTTCCAAAATAGTTCTGTGCGAGATAAGCCCAATTAATGTCCTCGTACACGTCATTGAGTACCTGACGCACTGTTGTCTGCTGATTTTCTTCTTTATCTGTGTACTTCATAACTTAATTATTTTTACAAAAGCCCTCGATGCGTCACGCACCGAGGGCTCCCAAATAGTTCTTTTCATGTATTTTATTTTCATGTATCATGAAACAAAATCAATATAAAACTGCTTGTTGCATCTTGTCGGCAAGACTCTTGAGCCCTGTGATAATTTGCTTCTTGCGCTCTACGCTTGGCTTGCGCGTGCCAATGACATATTGGCGAATGACGGAAGGATTAAGACCAATCTCTCGAGCTACTCCTGCAATGTTAACAAAGTCGTAGTAGCTGAAAAGTGAGCCGACATCAAATCGATACTCAATCTCGAGTGTAGGAACCTCTTCGCCTTCCTCTCTCAGGTATTCTGTAGTTTCATTCCACCCTCTAAGCATATCCTCAATGGCTGCTTTTGCTGAAGAGCCACAGCCGAGAACTGTGCCATTTATGGGTTTTACCGTCAACAAGCAAGAATAATTCTTCTCGCCTGGTGCTCTTTCTACATTGGCTATAACTTTCATATTGTATATATTTAACTCATTTTGTCTACAAAATAAGTTCTTTCACCCGTTACCCATTCAGATAAGGAAGCCGCCCGGAACTTGCCGGGCAGCCATCCTTTTTAGTAAATAGAGAGGGCTTCAAAAATAGACTTTGCTGTCTTTGTTTTGATTTCCCTGCTTCCGTGCCTTGGAACTGTTGTAAAGTCTCCGGTTTTAGGATTAACCCAAACATCATGCGAGGCACCATGCCGCTTGATAAAGCATCCTGCTTTTATCAAAGCTCTAATTAATTCTGAATGTTTCATGATTTGAAAGAACTATTTGTCTTGTTTTATTAAGACAATGCAAAGTTAACAAAAAAGTTATCAATCTCCAAATTTTTAGCTAACTTTTTTGTTACTTTTATAAATAGTTTGCAGATTTGCGTAAATAAAAAGCCCTCGATGCGTCACGCACCGAGGGCTCCAATAAGCTCTTTAATATAATGAATGCTGCGAATTAGAAACTTGCAGCAGCCATGGTGCCGCTTGGTCGGGCGGCGGTGTTGAATTTATTAAACAGTGACCATTTCAATATCCTTGGCAAGTCGGCGCAATCCCGACTTTATTTTCTCCACCTGCTGATGGCGCGGCTTCGACAAGCCGCTCGCATAGTGTGAGAGCTGCTTCTGGTTGATGCCCGTTATTGACTGAAGAGCGGCAAACGAGAATATGCCACGATAGTAGTCGAGCAACGTAGCCACATCAAAATCGTAGACGAGCCTATACTCACCGTCAAACACCTCCGGGTATGCATCACCGTCTTTACGTCTGCCTTCGAGCCAGAAGTCAACACTCTCCTGGACATACTCCTTAAAGCCCTCAAGGTCGCCATCGTAGGCAACGACCCAACCCGGCAGTAAGTCGCAAGCACAACAGTAGCCGTCAGCAGTACGGGCAGCTTTAATCACAACATCGTTCATAATATATTGTTTTATATGTTAATCTTAAAATAGGTGGCAGCCACGACCGCCACCTTTCTTTGTCGAATATCAAAACAAGCGTCTGCTTCGAATGTGTGTGGGGGAAGGGGCGGAGCTTCAGCTCCACCCCAGTTTGTCAGAACCTAAGCCCCGATTGCCGTTCAATACTACTGAGGAGCCATCCGCAGATAGATGTTGAAGGCTTGCCGTTGACAGTTACAACACCCTTTTTTGTAGGATGTTTAAACTCTCTGTGGTCCCCGTTGTAACGGTCTAAGTACCAACCGTCGTCAGTCAAGATTCTCAGAATCTTAGAAACTTTTACATTTTTCATAGATCGCTTGTTTAATAATTCAACACTGCAAAGGTAGTAATTTTACTACGAATAACCAAACAAAACAATAACTATTTTACTACGAAATGTAAAATGCCGCCGACGCGTCACGCGCCAGCGGCAAGGATAAACGTGAAAAAATAACTGAATCAATTAAAACTAAACAACATTAGTATCCCCTAATTAAAAACCTGCAGCAAAGATACGCAGACAGATCTGAACTTAAAAAGACAACAAAAAGCCTCCGACGACGGCTTTTTACCTCTTTGGGACCCGCCGCAAAAATGCTGCAGGCGTTTTTGCGGCGGGCGGAAGGGCGGTGGGTGGGAAGAGAAGCAACCATTTTGTTGAGCTCAACGAAATGGTTGCGACCACACCGACCTCGATGCGTGAGGTCGGTGCGATGCGGTCTATAGCTTGCCCTCCTCCGAATAGCTGTAGTATGTGCTATCCGTCACGACGACGTGGTCTATAAGATAGAGCCGCATTGTAGAGCACGCCTGCTTTAGCGTCGCCGTGATGCGGTCGTCGTCGCGGCTCGGGCATGGGTTGCCGCTGGGGTGGTTGTGTATCAGGGTGAGCGTGGTGGCGTTGTTGACGAGTGCTTCGCGCAATATGACGCGCACGTCTACGGCTGTCTCGGTGAGTCCGCCACTTGATAGCTTCACGGCTTTAATCAGTTTGAAATTATTGTTCATGAGCAGCACGTGCGCTTCCTCATGGTCTGCCGTGCCCACAATCGGGCGGAAGTATCGCCAAACGTCTTCGGCGGTTCTGAAGCTCGGGCGGTCGGCTGCTGCTTCGCGCTCGATGCGCTTAGCGAGTTCGAACGCTGCTTGTAGTGTCATTGCTTTCTTAGGGTCTACGCCCTGCACCACTTGCAGCTCCTCGGTGCGTCGGGTGGCGATGTCGCGAAGACTGCCGCCGCAAATATTCACTATCTGGCGAGCCTGCTGCATGGCTGCGCGCGTGCTTTTGCCCTGCCCTATTATTAGGCTTATGAGTTCAACGCTGTTGAGCGAGTCGAAACCGCTATTATATACTTTGTAGTCGGGGCGTTCTTCGCGAACGAGTTCTGAAAAATTATTCATATTGTTTGGCTTTAATGGTTATTCATGAGTTTGGTGCGAGCGAGAAACAAGCCGCCGATGACGTTAGCGTCTACCGCTGCGAGTTCGGCGGCGAACTCCTCCGCCGTGGCTCCTGTAGTAATGAGGTCGTCGAAGAGTATCACGTTCTTGCCTGCGAAGAAGTCGGGGTCGGTGCTCACGTAGTAGCCATACGACTCGCTGACGATGTGCGCGGCGTTGTTGTGCTTCGCTTCGCGCATGCCGAAGATAATCACGTGTGCCGTGCCGTTCTGTATGCCGGTGCGCTTGCTTACCTCCTCGGCGAAACGCTTAAAGCGGCGGTTATACTTCGCGCTTGTAGCCGCCGGAACGCACACGAGTACATAGTCTTGATTGCTTGCGCCATACCACTTGTTAAGACACTCGCTTACGATGTTTATGGCGAAGTCTACCGCATGGCGGTCGCCACGCTTGAAAGAATAAATAAAGCGTCTGATGCGTTCGGTCTGCACGTTGTCGGTTGTGTAGCGCTTTGGCAAATAGCTGTAGAAACTGGCTGTTTTCATTTTTTTGTCCTCCTTAAATTTATTCTCAGAGGCGAGAAGAGAGCTTTTTACACATCTCATCTGCAGCCCGTAGAGAGTTTTTTTTATTCACGTCGGGTCGAATTTCGCTTTTTACGCCGCAAAAAGACGGTGGAAGCAAGGCGAGAGGACAAGCAAAAGGGATTGAAATTTTATGGAAAACCGAGTTTTTGAAGGAAGCCGTAGGAATAAAAGTCGGAAGGCTGCTGTAAAATTTCTGTTACTTTAGAGCATCGGTGCTTGGGTGGCAGCCGTCCGCCGTAAATTCGCGAAGTAAAAACGACACTCTACCCGATGTACAATAATCTTCTAAAATGCTCTCGAACGGAACAGCGCAAGATGTAAGAAATAGCATTCTCTACCAGAGAATACCACTCGAAAACTTGTTTTCGCAAGCGTTTTTGCTTCTTTTCCGCAATAAAAAGAAGCCCAGAATAGAGAAATGAGCGCGTTTTCGCGTACCTTTTCCATACCTGCAAAATCGTAATGCTTAAAAATCAACGAGTTAAGCATTACGATTTTGCAGAGTGCAAGACTTTCTGTCTATGCAGCACTACACCGCCCTGCGCCGAGTTGGCAATTGCCGCCCTCGCCTTTAGCGGAATATGCAGAAGGTTGTGCCGAGTATGTGATTTTGGCTTGTGGATTTAGCGCCCATCGTGAAAGACAGCACCACATCGAGGACGCTCATCAGCGGTAAGGCGAGACGGTGCGAGGTTGGCAATTGCCAACAAAAAAGCCCCGAAGCCGTGAGGCTCCGAGGCTGGTGTGCATAAAACTTTCGCTATAAAGCAATGCTCATATAGTTCAGTTTGTTAGACATATCGTTGAGGGCAAAGCGTAAGGTCTTTAGTTCTTCTTCTGTAAACTGAGACGGTTTGCCGTTAACGATGTTGCCGTTGAGCTTGTGGGCAAGCCATGAGCGCGACTTCTTGAAGTAGGTTTTGGCTATGTACGCCATAGACACCATGTCGGTAATCTCGCCAAGACGCTCAGCCATGCGCTGCACCTGCACGTCTTCTGCTGTGTCCTTGATGAGAGACTCCAGAGCTTCGGTGAAAGCCTGCTCGTTCTCATTTTTTAAAGCGTCCATCTCTGCCGCTACCGCTGCACGCTCCTCATCGGTCGTTGCCAAGCGATTGCGCTCAGCAAGAGCCTTAATCTTATTCTTAAAATCTGTCATAATATATTTTGTTTGAACTATTTTTAAAAACTCCCCCTCCCATTTAAGGGAGAGGAGTCTTTTCAGTCATTCTTGATGTCATCTTCAAGTTGTTCGATTTCTTTCTGTGCTATCTTTTTAAAAGTATTGGGGAACTTTTTCCAATACTCAAGATAGAAAAGCAAATCGTTTTCTTTGTTCTTAAGCTCCTTCGATTTTTTTAATTTCTTCATAGGCGATAAGTTTTTTATCACAATGCAAAGGTAATAAACTTTTGTTGATTACACAAGAAAAACGCCAATTATTTTCAACAAAAGTTTAATACAAATAAAAAACCGCCGACGCATCACGCGCCAGCGGTGTAAAGTATAAACAAAAAATAAATGTGAAATGAGATTTTAGCCGTATGTGTTGGTTGTGCCGCCGGTGCCCTGGAACACCGGCTTGGTCTCCGCGCCTATGCAGAGCACGTCGAAGGCATCGGAGCCGTCGGTACGAGCCTCCAGCTTATCCTCCTCGGTCTCTGCGAGCTTCTCTCCACGCTTATCCTTCTTGCCGTTGTACACACCGGCAGAGGTGATGGAGATGAGCAGGTCGGGGTTGTTGTCGCGGTTGACGAGCACCTGCAGACGGGCACGCCCGCGAAACATATTATTGATGAGAGCGTTCTTTTGTACGTGGTTCATTGGGTTGCCGAGATAAGCCTCGCGCACCGCCCAGCCCATGGAGCGCAGCGTGCGCACCACCTCTTTATGAGGGTCGTTGTAGTGCAAGCCCCAGTTGGTGCCCACCATGGTAGAGTCGTAGTAGAAGATGATCTGACGACGGCGATGATAGTGGTAATACGTATTGAAGTCGTCGAGCAGCTCAGGAATCTTGCGCTCGTATTTGACGAAGAACGATTTGAGCACGCGCAGCTTTGAGCCTTGCACCTGACCGACGACGAGCCAGTTGATGAGGTTGTTAGTATCGAAGGCTATCAGCAACGGCAGCTTGTCATTGCGGTCGGCATCCATGCGGCAGTCGTTAGGCAGCGCACCACCCTCGGCGTTGGCGAGGTTGTGCAGGTTGAGCACGCTCTCGTTGGGTGCCGTATAGAGGTTGGCGGTCTCGCTCATGCCACCGTAGAAGCCGTCAGCCGATATGCTCACACGCTGGCACATGATAGACGTGGCGAAGGTGAGCGGTGGGAGGTCGCGCTTGGCACGGCGTATAAACTCCTCGCCCAGGAGTGCGAGGTTCTCGATTGATGAATATTCGCGGTAGAGCAAACACTGCGAGCGAAAGAAGTTGAGCTGCTTGTTGTACTCGTCTATGCGTCGCTGGATCTGCTCGTGCTTGTCGGGAGTCTTCAGCAGCTTCTGCTTCAGTCTCCATATCTGGTAGACCAGCCCCTCGATGACCTCCACCAGTTCTGGGTCTTGCTTATCCTTGTAGTTGAGGAACCAGGAGCCCTTCTTGGTGATAGGCATATCGGAAGTGATGGTCATGCCATGATGCAGAGGGAAATGGCGGAAGTACATCTCGTTGCCTCGGTTAGCTTGGAATGTCTCGTCCTTGAGCTGCTCGAAGTCGATGAACTTCGCCTCGTCGATGATGAGATAGTCGAGCGACATCGAGTTGGACGTGCCCGAGCGGTCCTGCGAGATGACGTTGCAGACGGAGCCGTTGTAGAAACTGATGGTGTTCTCCCAGTTCGCCGGCGTGAAGATAGGCGATTTCCAGTGGAGCTTCTTCCACGGTCGCCGACCCACCACATAGTGTAGGTCGCGCTTGAAGCCCCATCGCTCGAGGTGGATGAGCATGGAGGGCAGGATATTGGTCAGGCAACGCTTGACGGACGGAGCAACGAAGCCGCCCATGGAGCCGGGCATACCCTGAAAGCACGACTGCAGACGGCGCGCCTGAATAGCACCCTTGCCCACACCACGTCCGGCAACGATTACCTCGTCGCGTGTGTTCATGGCGAGTGCGTAATACTGCGCGTCGTTGAAATACTGAAGGTTAGGTTGTTCAATGCAATCACTCATCTTCGTCGGGTTTTATCTCTTCTTTTATCTCCTCGAAATCAGCATCTTGTATCATAGTGTTGGAGTAGCGCTTGTAGAGAGCACGTATCTTGCCACGCAGGTCAGGGATGCGCTCGATGCCGAGAACCGTAGGGTCGTCTGTCGGCTCGAAGTTCTGAGGCACTATCTTGTCGAATTCGAGGTCTGGTTCGTCGTCCTTGTCGGTGCGGTTGTTAGCCACGAGCACCTTAGAGAGCGCAGCCACCGACCGGAAGTCGCCGGCGCGGCGTGCTGCAGCGATGTCCTGCTCGAGAGACTTGTTTATCTTCCAGCGCATGAACTCCTTCGTAGTCTGCTGAAGATTGCCGAGTAGCACCTTGACCAGATGCAGATCCTCGTAAGCAAGAGAGCGCGACACCTTGAACATAGCCATATCGTACTGCACCAGGTCGTTGTCAACCTTTGACGGGAACTGCAACCAATAGGCATACATGCCGCGTATGCGATGAAGACGCAGCAATACACCCTCGGCGACACGGAGCTGACGCAGCTCGGCATCGTCGAGGGTGACATAGCGCGAATATTCGTCGAGGTTAACTGGAAGCATATATATAATGTATAGTCTTGGTTGTTGAGAATGCTAAGTGACAGCAGAAAGAGCGGCAGCAAGCAGGCGCTGACACTCCTGAATAGAATAGGGAGAGCCAGCAAGTGCCGTATCGTGAAGAGTGCGGCGAAGCTCAAGCGCCGTGGCTGATGCGCCACGAACGTACGCCGCGCGTGCAGGACAGCCAACAGTGGCTATGTCGTCGCACAGCTCACGCTCGTCAATACCCAAAAGGGCGGATATCTCCGTCGGGGTCATCATCTCCCGCGCATAGTTTTCTATCTTTGTCAGTAAGTCGTTGGAATAATCCATTTAGCTCAAGTGATTTGTCGACGATGTCTCTCAGACCGGCAAGCAACGAGTAGTAAGCCTTGAGGTCTGTAGTGATCATTGTACACTCGGCGCGGTCGCCGTAGGTCTGGTTCTGAGAACTAATAACAGCAACCTGATAGTTCTCGTTCTTGACAAGCATTATCTTTGAGTGGTTCTGCGCCAGATGCACATGGTCGAAACAGCTCTGCATAAGCCGATAGAGCTGCACCGTCTTGCGTGCAGCCTTAAGGTCGGCTACGAGCGTGGCGTTGGCTATCAGCTTGCGCCGGCGCAGACGTAGGAAACCGCAGAGGAAAGCGTCGGAGGTTGAGAAAGTAGATACGTAAACGTCGGCACGCCCGGTCTGCTTCAAAATCCATCTGAGCAAGCCGAGCGTGTGTAGCCCAGTACCGAGATGGTACTGAGTGGGAACGTCACTCAGCGGACGGAAGGGATAAGCCTGCTTCATTGAGCTTCGTTTTCAAATCGTCACCGATAGGGGCGTTGTTGTCGTTGAGCACGGTAACACGGGCTCGAACCTTTGTGAGCAGTTTGTTGTACTCGTCGAGCTCCTTAGTAGCATCGTCGGACTCGCGCGACAGACGGCGGAGTTCTGCGAGGCGGTCTACGTTCTTGGTGATATACGAGCGCGCATTGGCGATGTTCTTAGCGATATCGGCAGGCGTAGGCTCTTCGCCTTCAGCCTGAGCATCGTCAGAAGGAGCGACGTAGCCGTCATAACGTCCGAGTTCGCTCTTGTAGGTGTACCACAAGTCCTTCAACTGCTTGAGATACTCGTAGCGGTCGCATGGCTGCTCGAAGGTTAGCAGAGTGTTGTAGAGCTTCTTTATCTTCAGCCAACGCTCCTTATTCTCCGCCCAGATATTGCGCACATCCTCTGGAAGGTTGTCGTGATCGGGGCGGATGCCGGAAGCTGCCGGAAGGTAGCCACCCTCAGGAACCTCAGTGTCGTTGTCCTCCTCAGCCTTGTGCTCGGCTTCGAACTTAGCCTGCTCCTCGATGGCAGCAGCTATCTGTGGAGTAAGTTCGGCATCGAGCAACTTGACATCCTGAGTAGTCATGTTCTCGAGGCGCATAGGCAAGAACTTCTGAAGCTCGTAGCGCACCTTCGACTCAAAACGCTCAGGACGGCGCATGATGGTCTGATACATCGACATGTTGCGCGTGAGCTTCAGAACCATCTCCGCACCACGGGCAACAGACTCGCGGTCGTGCTTCTCGGCGTTGAGCCACGCCTGCATATCTTCTGTGAGTTTTTTATCTATCATTGTAAAGCAAATTAAAAGGGCGGACACCACGATCGCCATCGTGAGGACCGCCCCAGAGTTAACCAATTAAATAATTTAAACCTATTTATTGCGCGAAAAAGAAAACGCTATGCAGCGACAACAATCGGCAGGCCGGTAGCACCGGAGATGTCGCCGTCCTCGGTCTCGATTTTGCCCGGGTAGAACGGAGCAGGATACTCGTCGGATGCAACAGCCTGCACTGTTGTAGAGTTGGTATCGGTAGCAGCCTTGCCGAGGTCCTGCGAGAGCGTGAGCTCAGGAGAGAACGCCTCGCTGCCCACCATGCGTGCCTTGCCGTTGCGCTGAATGAAGAGGTAGACCATCTCGTCGTTGTTGGCGAGAGAGATGTAGCCGGTGGCAGCTTCCTCGGTGCCGGGAATGACAGCGGTGCCAGTGACCTTGAATGTCTTAGAGCCGTAAGTGCCCTGAGACTCGACCTACAGCTGCGATTCGTTAGGTATGAGACCAATCTTGTGCCACTTCTTGTCAGAAGCCAGTTTGAAGTCGCCGGTATACTTAGCGACAGCGTCCATCGTTTTTGGTGTCTCCGAGCCGATGGTTGGCCATCCTAAGATGTCGCGTTTAGCAATACCGAAGACCCAGCCACGTACACCAGGGAGCGACTTTGCTCCCGGTGTGAAACAGATATCGCCGTAAATAGATGCGGCGCCAGTACATTTTGCCATAAATGATAAGTTTTAATGTTAAACAAATATGTTAGCGACTATCGCTTAGGCCTTCTTGCGCCAGTAGCGCAGAACCTCGGGCGATACGCTCTGGAACTGCGTGCCGAAGAAGTAGTTGGCGATGAAGTCTACATCATAGTGATTCTTCAGCGACTTCTCAACGAGGAACTTCTCGTCTTCGGTCTGCTGGTTGAACACGAGGAAGATATTAGACTTCGGAGTGAGCAGCATGAAGTCGGCAGGAACGTTAGCCAGTGGTACAAGTTCTACGTTGCTTGCGCCCTCAAGAGTGCGCTTGTCGTAGTTCTGGTTGTACGGCAGCGAGCCATGGTTGACCTGATAGCACTCGGTGTAGCAGTGGTAAGCCTGGTCGCTGAGGAAGAGCTTGAGTGGCTGCGAGCGCAGCTTGGCAGCGGCAGCATCGGTACCACTCCAGTAGAACTCCTTGATGATGTCTTCGGCGTTGTCCTTGGTGATAGAATCAGTACCCTCTACGAGGTTGCCGAGAGTTGTAGAGATGAGCACCTTCTGCAGCTCGTTGGTTCCGGCAGCGTCCTTTTCGAGAACAGTCTTGAAACCGTCGAACCACTTCGCAGTCTTGGAGAAGTCTGCGGGATCGTGCTTAGCGGTGAAGGCGTTCATGAACATATTCTCGCCAAGTTTCTTGGCAAGGTATGCGCAGATCTGAACGACGATAGGCACGTTCTTCAGGCCGTCGCCCTTAGTAACGTTAGAGCCCCAAATGCTCTGGTAGATGGCGTTAGGGTCGATGCCTGCCACCACGTTGCCGAAGAAAGTCTGGAAGACACGCGGTGTAATATCAACAGCTGCGTCCTCATACTTTGTCTTCTGGTAGTTAGAGAGTTCGAGATTGCCAGACATCTCGCCAACAGTCTCGCGGTAGCGGATGCCGGTGCGTACAGAGCAATGTTCTGCAAGTGCGCCGAGAGCGAGAAGTGGCATCATGAGGAAGTCTGAACGGTAGGTCTGAAAAGTCTTTGAGAGCTCTTCAGCACCGAATGTAATATTGCCTACTTTAACAGAAGCCATAGTTATACATCTTTAATAAGGTTAAACACGTCCTGCGCGGTGAAACTCTCCTCGCTGTTGGCAGGATTATCAACAGTAGTGGTGCCAGCAGAGGCCTTGAGAGCTGCGATCTGAGCATCCTTCTTCTTGGACTCGTCCTGAGCCTTTGTGAGTTGGTCCTTGAGTTCCTTGACAGCCTTGCCGGCTTCAGACACCGCCTTTGCGTTAGTCTTGTCTTTCTCTTCAAGTTCCTGAAGACGATCGTCGATGCTCTTCATCTGCTCCTGGGTGAGGGTAATGTTGCCATCCTCGTTGGTCGCGAAACCGTCAGCGGCATTGAGCAATGCCATGACGCAAGCAAAGATTTTAATCATTTTGTTTGAAGTTTTTGATGCGTGTTGGTTACGGAAGAGGTTCTTGAGCCCTTCGCACGTCTTCTCGATGAAGCTCGGAGTTGGATTGCCGCTACCGTCAACCACTGACGCGACACGAGCTGCTGCGTCTTCCGAGGCAAGTGATTGAGGTAGTGGCGGTATGCCTGCATCCTTAAATTGAGATATGTTGTAAGAGTTTGTAAATTGTCCGGTAAACTCGTTGGCAGCCTTCTCTGCCTCCTTGTCTTCGCGTATGGAATCGACAAGTCCGAAGTCGAGAGCCTGCTGCGCGGTGAGCCAGTTGCCCTTCTTCATCTGGGCGAGACACTCATCGACAGACTTGCCGGTCTTGTCGGCGTACATAGAGGCAAGCACGTCGTCGAAGTTCTTGAGCGAGTCGCGCTGCGCCTGAAGCTTGCGCACGAAAGCATCAATCTGCTCCTTGTTGCTCTGCTCGTACTTGTAGATGAGAGTGGACACGTTGTGGATAAGGAAGAAGCTGCCCTTGACGATGTCGATAGTCTTGCAGCCAAGCATGGCGATAGTGCTGATAGATGCGTTCATGCCGAAGGCGTGAGCGTGTACATTGCCGTGGTCACGGAAAGCCTGGTTAATCTCCAAGCCATCTTTAACGAAGCCGCCGAGTGAGCAGAAGCCGACATGCACTTCTTTACCACTATTCTTATTGAGCACATAACGGACATAGTCGGCAGAACAACCGTTCCACCAACTGCCAATAGTGCCTGATATGACGAGATGATATTTCATATGATAAGTATTTACGACAAAGGTAGCTTGGGAAGCCTGTGGTACAAAATACTGCTATACCTTAATATATGGGGGTATCTCGTGAGATTTGTGTGTTACAACGACCTCGTTGAGCTGGTTATCTTTGACAGCATCGGGGCAGTTCTCGGTGATTTCTACAGACGGGTAAGGCCGCTCAGAGGAGCCAACAAGAAATTGACGATCGTCGATGAGTGTCACCTTGAACACCAAATGACGGCGCTTGATATTCAAATCGTCAGGTGTAAGGAATTTCAAAGTGGTGGTTATAACCTTGTTCTTGTCATCTGTCTTGGTAGACGAGACCATAGACGGATGATCTTTGACACAAATTGAGCGCCACAAGATGTTGGATGGGATGCGGACGGTGCGGTTGGCGATGAGGACCGAGCCTTCGAGTTGGGTGCTGTAAGCATAAGCTACAGACTTAACGAGCTTTATCGACTTCATATAGAGCTATATTTATATGTTGAACATAAGTGACGAACGGGCGCGAACAAAAATGGGCATCTTATCCGTGCGATTTATAGAATATTTAACAGTTTTTATTGTCGCGCACTCGAGATCTGCGTCTGAGGTCGATACCATGCTTAAGGTAGGAGTTGCGCATACGTTGGAAACGCATCTTTAGCGTGTAGTCGTACTCGACATCTATGCCGTTAGCCTCGCACCACGCTCTAACAGCAGAGAGTAGTGTGCACTGACACAGCTCGATGTCGGCGAGATCACGCCAAAGCTGGAGCCTGAATGTGTCCTCGATGCACTCGGCAACAGCCTTGCGGGCATTGCCAGAAAGGTAGTTGTAGGTGACGACCGGCTTCTGCTTTGAGTCGGGGATGCAGATAGCAACATCATCATCGCCACGTGTCAGCGGTAACGAACCAGGCTGGCGCGTGAGAAAATGACGGATGCAAGCATTCTCTGCACTTTGAGCCGGGAATACTACAGGGTCGCCGAAGTGATGGCGCAGCCATTGAGCTATGAACGGCTTGAAGGAGATGTAGACGAGATATTTTGACACAGATACTTGGTTTAAGATGAAATTTTGTTTACCTTACAAAAGTAGGAAAAATTTACCAATAAACCTACTTTGTAGAGATAAAAGTCTTAATAATTATGTCTTCTGTGCGCTCCTTCTTCTACCTTACGTGCGGCTAAGTATAAAGTTGCAAGAAAATTTTGTGAAGTTGTGATTTGTATGATAATGATGGCTAAGTGAATGGCTATCAGTGTTTTGACTTTAAACAAAGTTTGTGTTGCGTTTTGTGATTGCACATTGAAGAATGTGACACCAATACAAGGCTCGAATGGTGTTGCAAACTTTTTTTTTTGTGATGAAGTTGTGAAGGCTTTTGTGATAGTTTGTGAACAAGCCGTAACCCCTTAATTTACTTATCTTTTTGATTTTTTGGAACATCACATTACAAAATCACAAAGTTTTTGTACAGAATAATAAAGGGGTGTCGGGGAGCAAAAGGCCACCATGAGAGTCGAGCCTACAAAAACCTGTGGAAGAATGGAACAGTCTGTAAATGATGCAAGCGAGTTTGCGATAAAAATAAAGGCGGGCTGCATAGGTCTTTAAAACCTGCAGCCCGCCTACCCATTGAAGATTAAAGCGAAATGATAAAGTAATATTAGAAAGGTTTCTCGTCTTCTGTTGAGAAACAAAGGTCTTGTTCGGTTGCGTCCGTTTTGGTGTCTAATGGGATAGAGCGTATATAAATCATGTCCTTGGTTTTGCGCTTGTCTGGTGCCACCATCACTGATCGCTGTATTCGACCGCCCGTATTGCAGAGATCAGGCGGATTCATACAGTCAATCCAAGGACATAGTATGCAAAACGACTTGAGCTTCTTGGTGAATGCCTGCATTGTTATTCGGTTTACGTTAGCAAAGCGCTGATACTCGTTGAAGACATCGTCACGTGGCAGGAATTCGTCAAGATGTTCGCCGTCGGGTGAGAAGTAGCCTTCTGCCCAGTCCTCGAAATTGGCACCCATGGAAGCCTTAAGATGACGCTTCACCATGTTGGCCATAGGTGGCTGCAGCTTTAAGCCAGAGTCTTTAAGTGAGAGGTAAAACCTACAACACTGAAGCCAAAAGTTAATGTCGGCGTTCCACTCGTCCTCGCTATACTCGTAGTCATACAGAGTCTTGCCGAAGTCAGCACGAATATCTCTTGTCTCTCGATAATCATTATCCTCGGTTTTCTGATGGTACCAGTCGGAGAATACCATATACAGAGAGCGAGCTTCAGTAGACGGATCGAAGTTCTGCGGTACATAGTTCGTGGTAAAAGCAAGCTTAGGCGCATCCTCGAACTTTACAGTGAATATTTTGTTATTCTTCGGATTGACCGTCATATCACTCGTGATGTTATCGTAGAACGGGCCAAGATTGAGATATCGGTCGCAATCGTCAATCAGCAGGATACCTGTAAACTGGCTGACCATCTCAAAAACATGAGGATTATCCATGAGCTTCGGATTGCGTCCGGACAACTTAACCGTATTAACCAAAAACGAGAGCGTTTTGAAGAAGAAAGATTTGCCGGAGCGTCCGTTACATTCATCTTCTTCGCCTATCTTGTTGTCCATGGCCATTGGTGCCCAACAGCGCGCATAATCTTTGTATCGATGTAGCATGTAGCCAAATGTGAATATCTTATTGATGAGATTCTGTTTTTGTTCTGCTATCTCGTAAGGTTGCAGCCCCTCACCATCAATGCAGAACGGATGAGCCTTGATGTATGCCGCTGAAGCCTCGCGGTCATCGCCGAAGGGTAACTCCGTTTCCTCGCGCCAGTATAGTCGTGAGGTATTGATAAGATAGCCAAAGAAGTTGCTCTTCACGTTAAGGATATCTATATCCAACAACGCTTGACCATTGTCACCCTCTTTACGCGTAATGCGGAACATATCGGGCAAAGCCTTGTATCTATGAGGAATGACGCTCTCTTCCCAAACGAAGTTGTGTAAGCTATCTGCACCTGGATCATACTCCTTCAACCCATCCGGACAAGATACAGTAGGCACGCACACCTCGACAGTCTTATTAGCAAAGAAGAAGAACTGCGAGTCTGGAGTGTAATTGGTGAAGTCCAGGTCAATCTCTTGCAACGACTCAAGAGCTGCAGGAGATAGCTTAGTAGTATTGAGCACCAGGTTGAGGATGTTACGGTCCTCGAATCTATCAACAACCCATCGCCGGATGAACTCACGTATCTCTTTGACATTGACGCGCATCACAGTGTTACCCTCTACGCGTATAAACTGCGTCACCGCAGAGTTGTCATCATGGAGTGCATAGAAGCCGTTAAGTTGTAGAAAATTATAAAGGCAGGCTGTATCCACCTCCGTTTTCATCTTGCCTTCTTTGGTGTAGTATTGCACCCAGAACTTTGCCGGCATAGCCACTCTTAGCAGATTACGGAAATCCTTACGCTCACTGTGTATCTCGAGCCAGTCGCGCAGATCCTTGCGAGGCTTGCCTCGGTTGTCCTTGTATGTTTGTAGTTTCTCTGGGAGCCATACGGTATGTATGTCGATAAAGCGCAGTGCAAGCTCCCTGCCTTTGCGACGCCCCGTCTCGTCGATATCGGGTATATTGTAGAGTACCTCGACGTACTTCATTATCTCCTTATACTCGTCGACCGAGAGCTGATAGGTCTCGGAATTGAACCACAGAGGAAAGTAACCCATGGACTTGCAGCACAGCGAGTCGCGTTCACCAGAGCAGATAACCGCTTCTGGCAGCTTCTGCTCTTTGTACGGTTTGCCGTCCTCGTGCGCTGCGTTCCACTCTTTCTCTTCCTTGGCATTGAAGTCACGGCATGCCTTCTTGAGCTCCGCAAGCCCGTTAATGTAGAAGCGCGGCTTGGCACCTGCAGGCGTGTACGAGAAACGGAAGCCTTTGTCGCAGTTGTAAGGCTCATATACCTTATAGAACTTCTCTTCCGGCTGGTCGCCCACAGCCTCTTTGATAACACACTCGCGCATGAAGATAGGATAGTGCTCGGTAGAATACTTGACCGTCACCTTACGGTCCTTAACGTTGGTAATCCATTTGACGGAGTGCCAGTGCAATGCATCAATGTCTGCTTGGGTAACCTTCGGGCCAAGAACCTTAAGTTCTGCGTCTGTAAATTTCTCGTTGAGTTCGAAGGAGCGTGTACCGTCTTTTTCGTCTGCACGAGCCTCCCGCTGGCGAATCTCCGGACGGTTCACCGAGCGGTCGAGTTCATCGCGTATGTCGAACTGTGCAGCCAGCTTCAGTATCGCCTCATTGAAGCGTGAGCGGTCGTAGCCATTCTCGCGCATAAAGATGTCTATGGCATTTTCGCCACGACCTTCGCCGCCGAAGTCCGTGACCTGCCAAATTGCGCCATACCTTTTCGAGTTGAATTGTCGTAAAGAGGCCGACGGCGTACGCTCGTTGCGTATAGAGAAGTGCTTGGTCTTCTGGTGTACGCAGTCACGCGCCTGCGGATATATGAACAATATAATGTCCAAACCTCCGTTTGTTGCGTTTAATATTTGTTCTACTGTAATCATTTCGCTTGGGTTTATTCTCTGTGCAAAGATAGTGGCAACGCTTGATTGCCACAAAACACGATATCACACTTTATTATTGTTTTCAGAGGATCTTTATATCGATGCTCAGCGAAGGGATAAACGCACTGAAAAATGGGGTATCTCTGAGTTCGAGTGTACCTTCATCGTCAAGAACTACAGTGGGCTGCATTCGTGCTCGACATACTGGGCGATAAGCGTAACCGTCTATCCACCATATATAGTCCTTGAAGTCGAGAGGCTCTTCCTCGAAAGCCTCACACTTGCCATTCACACCAAGAAGGCAGCCATCTTTGTATTGTACGACACGAAAGTCCTTAGATAGCAGCCCCATCTCCTTCAGATTATCGATATGCTTTATGTATTGTTCTATTGTTATCATATTCGCATTTCTCTATATTAATGAATTCAACATATTTGTTTTTAATTAGGCAAAAGCGTCCGTTAATGCAGTTGCGCTTATGCTTGCACGTGTCGCAGATCAGAACCACTTAGTAGTTGTTAAGACGTAAGACTCTAATGATATCGCGACAATGACTAACGCCACATTTGACCTTGATGCGCATGAGCTGCACTTTGACAGTATGTGCATTTTTGCCGAGCCGTTCGGCGATCTGCGTAAAAGTAAGCCCCTCGAGGTATAGATCGGCTATCTCTCGTTCACATTTAGAGAGATTGACCATTGTCTTAGGGCGACATATTACTCGTTCGTATTCACAGAGGCCACGTAGTGGGCATCGAACCTCTTCAAAGTGCAAGATATCGTGCTCGATGTCTTGAGTAAGTAGGTCGTGCTCGCCAAAGTTGCAGCGTATGAATCGCTCAACCATCTTAAAGGTATTGCGACGATATAGCTTAGCAAGTGCTGCGTAGCTCTCTGGGAACCTCGCCTTGATGACATTGTGCAGCTCGTCAACAATATCGGTGTTGAACTTGGTGAGTCGCCTGGACTCTTCGCCAGGCCTCTTGTAGTAAACAAAGCCGTCTGGTGTAACGAAAAACTCTAAAGATTTTAGTATCGCCATAAGTCCTCCTTTTTTATAGCCTCCGTGCAAGCCATGCGCTCGAGAGTGTTAAGCTGGTAAGCTGCGACTCCAGATAGCTTACGTCGGATGGTGTTATAGTTTAAATCGTATGTAACCATCAGGTGTCTAAGGTATCTGCCCTTTTCTTTTTTTGAAAGGTTAGCAAAATAACCCTCCAGGTACAATGAATCGAAAATCTGTTCCATTTGCTTGTTTATATCGTTTTAAGTGTCTAACTTTGCTGCAAAGATATAAACAAAAAATGGACTAATACCTACTTTGTTGAGATTTTAACCCTTAATAAAGTAGGATTTAACCTTTATTAAGTATGAGGTACGAAAATAATACGGTAAAAAGCGAAAGAGTGAGAGAACTGCTTGAGCGAGCAGGTATTAGTATTGGTGAGTTTAGCAAGAGTCTTTGGGGAGCGAAGACGCACAATACTATAACATACTTTGATGCTCGGCCAGATGTCAAAGTGTCAACATTAGTGAGAATGGCTGAGGTCTTAGGATGTTCAATAGAGGATATCTTAATAAAGTCGGACGGTACGTCGGACGTACCTACTATAAACGGACACTATAATGTGGTTAATAGTAGCTGTGTAAATACCGATGTGACGTCGTTAAAGGCTGAGGTAAAAGCTCTGAAAATGCTCATAGAGGAGAAGAACCAGCGCATAGAAGATTTAAAAAATGTCAATGCTGAACTTGGTGCGAGGCTTGACATGGTCCTGCAATATGGACAGAATAGAGACCATTAATAATGCAATAATGTATAACCAAAGCTATTGCCTCAAGAGGGTAGAATATATCAGCAATAGCAGCTCAATCCTGCCTCCGCAACTACAAATGGTCGAAATTCCTTTATACAAAGGGGATTCGACCATAATTCGTTTATGGGCGTTGCGGAGACTCGGACGGTACTCCGGACATTCTGTTAGTATTTTTAAATGTGTCAGCTGTGCAGCTCCTGGATGTCATCTGCTGTAGTTTTAATAAGAGCTTCCAAAGCTTCGGTGAAAGCCTGTTCGTTCTCACTTTTTAGAGTGCTCATCTCTGCAGCTACGGCGGCACGCTCTTCGTCGGTTCTTGCTAAACGGTTACGCTCAGCAAGAGACTTTATCTTTGCTTTCAATTCGTTCATTTCTAACCTTTTCAT